ACGTGATACAATCTTACGATACAGCTTTCTTAAAAAAAGAAACAGCTGACTATTCAGCCATTACAACGTGGGGTATCTTCTATCCAAACGAAGATAGTCCAGCTAATCTAATACTTCTAGACGCTATCAAAGGTAGATACGAGTTTCCAGAATTAAGACGATTAGCACTACAACAATATGATTATTGGAAACCTGAGTCTGTTATTATTGAAGCCAAAGCATCAGGACTACCTCTAACCTACGAACTTAGGCAGATGAACATACCGGTTATTAACTTTACACCAAGCAAAGGAAATGATAAACATGCAAGGGTAAACGCCGTTGCACCTCTTTTTGAGTCTGGAATGATATGGGCGCCAGATCAGAAATTTGCAGAGGAGGTGGTCGAGGAATGTGCAGCGTTCCCTAACGGTGATCACGACGACCTTGTGGACTCTACAACACAAGCTATCATGCGCTTCAGGCAGGGCGGATTGATTGGCCATCCTGAAGATTACGTTGACGAGAAGAAAGACCCTAAACCTAGGACGTATTACTAATGATAAATTTTTTAAAAAATGCACCTCAAGGACTTAAAACTTTCGATGAACTTTTTAGGTACGCCACAAATTTATATAAACAACAAACTGGTGTGTTTCCTGAAGGCATAGATAAATTTACCATACGAAGACAAGCTGCTAATCTAGCAGAAGAGAGAGGAAAAGTTGTAGACTTACCAACATCTAATATTAAGAATTTAGAAAAAACTGGACCAACTGTAGACCTGTCTAAATATACAAATAAAGATTTAAATAAATTAGCTGAAGAAGGAGATCGATTACAAGCAGATTTATCTTTAGTTGATGAAGATGGAGCAAGCACACTTCCGTTTAGAGAGTTTCAAGAAAAGTCTGCAAGACTTAAAGAGATTAATGAAATTATAAGAGCAGCACAAGAATCTAAATTACCCGATAGTTATTTTGACAGACCAAGAGATGAGGGTGGTATACCTACAACCATAGAGGGTAAAACAAAAAACATGAGCGCAGAAGAGATCATGGATTTTTTAATGAATAAGGGAAAAGGTAAAGATACAAATATTGGCACGGCACCAAAAACTAAAAAAACAAAACCAAAAGTAGATCCAGAGTTACAAGCAATGGATGATCAAAATGAAATGTTTAAAGATTTTTCAAAAAGAATTAAAGACATGTCTCCAACAGAAAGAGTTGCAGAAAGACTTAAAGATTTAAAAGGTGTTGATCTATCTGAACTTAGTGGCATAGATGCACAAAAGATTGCAAGCGAGGTTATAGGTAGAAAAGGTCCTTTTAAAACAATAAGCAACAAAGGAGCAAAAGAAGTTTTAGGAGAACTTGAACCTATTATTAAAAGAGCAGATGCAGAGTCTGATCTAGGAACAAAATTAAAAAACTTTGACGGTGATCCAGATGCCATGGCAAAAGGTGGTCGTATTGGTTTTAGTAATGGTAGCACCGGTGTTGGTGTTGCCGGTGATCAAACAGAGCAATCTCAACCTGGTGGTGGACAAATGGAAATGCCACGAAACACAGGGTTCCAACCTATCTTTCCAATGCCACAGACTAATATACCAGTATCTGGTGGTATGTCAGAATTTAGAAAATTTTTACAATCTAGAGGAGCGCAAGAATTAGGCATGGGATATAATTTTCCTGTGGGGGAAAGCGGCATACTTGGTGTTGGCGTAGCGCCATCAGGAAACGTTGGCATGCAATTTAAAATGCCTTTGTCAGGCGGAAGATTTGGTTTTAAAGATGGTAGTAAACCAAAAAGCAGAGCAAGAAGAAACTTTTTAAAACTTATGGCTGGATTAGGATCACTGCCTTTTATTGGTCCGTTGTTCAAAGGAGCAAAGACTGTGGAGAAAGCAGCTACAGCTGTTGAAACTGTGCCTCCTTATTTTTTTCAACTTGTAAATAAAATTAGACAGTTTGGAACAGACATCACATCACCAGGTGTAACAACAGAAGCAAGACAAAGAGTTACTCAATATGAAATTGATGGTGATGACTATGTTATGACTGAAAATTTATCTACAGGTAAAATTGAAATTGAAAAAGAAAAAACAGGTGGTGTACAATTTTATGACGAGTATGGCGAAATGGATGTGGCTGACGGAATCATGTCTAAAGAATATATGACATATAAACCAAAAGAGGTTGATGTAGATCCTAAAACAGGAAAGAAAATAGAATACCCAGAAGAGTATGAAGAGGTTACAGCAACACCATCTGGTGATGATGGCACAGACATGGAAGCTGTATTAGGTCTTAATGATGATACAGTTAAACAAATTGTAAAAGAAACTGGAGATTTAAAAAGTGTTAAAAAATATTACCCTGATGTTGAACTTACACCTAGAGAACAACTAGATAAAAGAATTCAAGAAATTATAAAACAAAGAAACAAAAAAGCAGGTGGCGGCGTTGCCTACATGCTAGGAGAATAATGAAAGTTTCTGAGTATAGACAGATGATGGAGTATCTGACTCGTCCTGGTTTTAATGGAGGTGGTTCTGTTAGAAACAAAACTGTTCTACCTAAAAAGAAACCTGAAGAAGAAGTTAAAAAAAGAAAAATAGAAAACTTTGAGAAAGCAAAACCTGCATTAGAGAATCCAAAAGAAGTTAAGGAGATGATTGACAAACCAAAAAGAGGTTTAGTTGATGAACCAGGAAGTTACGCTGGTGCAAAAGGATCAGGTATTAAATTAACTAAAGATCAGATAAAAATATTAAAAGATAATCTATCTAAGAAAGATTTTAATAAATTAGACTTTGATAGAACAGGTGTTCAAAAAGGACAAATAAATTATGGTATTTCACAAAGAGAAAACAGAGTTTTATTTAATAAAGTTAGATCTTTAATATCACCAGGCACAGATCTTACAGCTAACTTTGGACAGCTTTACAGTAATGAAAAAGCTAGAAACTATATTATTAAAGAAGCTAATAAAGGTAAGTCTAGCGATGATATCATGGAGGGATTAAAAAAATTTAAACTTAAAACTAAGTTTACTAAAAATTCATTATCAGCCTTTATTAATAGATTACCCGAAGTAAAAGAAGAATTTAAAAGAGTCCCTAGCACAGGTGAAACAAAAGGACAACGAGCTACTAAAACTGAGAAGGTTATGAAGATTGTAAATGATGCAATCAAGAACAAAACAGAAATACCTTCTTTAAGTAGTATAGCTAGAGATTTAGGTTTTAATTCTTATGGTGAGGTAGGAAACATTATTCGAAAAGAAAAAGGCGAAAAGTTTTTAAAATCGTATTTTAAAACTAAACAAGGAAAACAGAAAGAACGTATCTTAAAATTAGCTAATAACGGAAAGGTTGTTGCAGCGCTTAATGATGGCAGTATCTTACAAGATGACATGGTTAAGTATGTCTCAAAGTTTTTAAAATCAGGAAAGGGCAAAGTTACTTCAAAAGATATTCAAACTGCAGGTTCTGCTTTGTATGATTTACGAGAAGCGTACAAAGGTAAAAAGACTTATATCAAACCTAAAGACCTACCTAAAATTAATGCTAAAAAAGGATTTGATATAATTGCAAAAGAAGCAAAAAAAGATCCTTTCGACAACCCTTTATGGAGCAAAGTTAGGGTAACGAGAGAAAGTGATGTAGCCAAAGCGATAGGAGAGGATATAAATGTTTTTAGTAAAAAAAGAAGGCAAACTATAAAAGATATGAAACCTTTTATGGAGGAGACTGGTCTTAAGAAAAAAGGTGTTGGTTTAGCGACAGATGAAGTTTTTAATTTAAGCACAGCTTTTAAAACAGGTGGTGAGGGGTATGCTACCTTTCAACAGACTCTAACTAAAACAGGAAACAAAACTATTGATGATGTAAATTTAGAGAAAGCTAAAAAGGTAGATAGAAAACTTTTGAATATTAGACAAAAAATGGTTGAGGGAACTGCAACTCCTAAAGATGTTAGGATGTATAATCAATCTGTTAATAAAATAGTAGCTGATATAAATGCTACCATACCTAAAAATTTACCTAAAGTAAGAGCCATAACTTTTGTTGAGGGAGGAGACCCGAATAAAACTGTTGGCAACATAAAACAATTAAAAGAGGCAAATCCTACAGCTTATCAAACGATTATAGATGATGCTAAGAAAACAGGATACTCTGCTAAAATACCTAAAGATGTAAAAACAATTTACGACAAAGCTGATATAACTAAAACCATACAAAAAAATATTTTTAAAGGATTTGGAGTTACCAATCAACAAGAACTTCTTGAAAAAGTTAGACAAACTCCAAAACAAAAACTTAAAAATATTTTTAGAAAAATTATTCGAAGAGTTGCTGAAGCCCCTACTGATGATAGAGTTAGGTATGCTTCTGCGGCAAACACTATGACAGACGCTGGTTTTCAAAAACCAAAAGAGGAATTTAGTTTATTTGATTATGCAAAAGAAAATCCAATTAAAACAGGAGCAGCTGCAACCGGAGTCGTTGCAGATGCCGCTCTTAATAAAGGTAAAGTGCTAAGAATGCTTAGTGTTTTAGATACACCTTTTGCAGCGGCTCTTACTGCTATAACAGGAAACATGGGTCCAGAAGCTGCAACATTTTTTTCTAGTCTAGCAAAATTTACAACTAAAGAGTTAGGTCTTCTAACAAAATCAAAATCAGGGTTTAGAGAAATTTTAAAAAACGTTGCTAGATTTCCATTAGGTAAAAAATATTTAGGTCAAGCTATATATAAAAACATACCACGTTTTGGAGTTCCATTAGTAGGCATGGGAGGAATAGCAACACTTGGTTCTGGTGTTGCAATACCCATAGCAGCAGCCAATAGAGAACGTAAAATATTTAATAGAATGAAGGATAATATAGCCTTTGCTGTAAACAAAAATTACCCAAACTTATCACCAGATGCTAAAAAATTTGCTATAGATACAACTTTGTCAAATCTAATAGAATTAAACAATCCAGCAATCAGAGACTATTCAGAATCAATAACACTTCCTGAATCTGAAATGAGTGAATCAGTAAAAAATGTCGTTGGACAAAAGGAAGATAGGGATGTGTATAATTTAACAAGAGGCACAGATTTTGAAACTTTTAATGAAAATATCCCTGTAGAGGCTCAAATGGTTGAACCATCATCTGGTATCCTTAATTTTTTTAATCGTTTAGCAGGAGGTGGTATAGCTAAAATGGCTGGTGTAGATTCAGGCCCACCGCCAGAATCAGGACCTACTTCACAGGGCTTGGATTTTTTAATGAAACGTGGTAGATAATAACAGGAGTTTAAATGGCAGATATAGATAAAGGACTTCCTAACACTCGTACCGAGGTCAAAGTTCCGGGCGAAGAGGTCGAGGTAAAGGAAGAAATCAAAGAACAACAACCCGTTGAAGTTACACCCGAAGAAGATGGTGGTGCAACGATTGACTTTGAACCAGGTGCAATAAACATACCTGGCACAGATTCGCATTTTGATAATCTTGCAGATATTTTACCTGATGATGTTTTAGAACCTTTAGGTTCAGAATTAAAAACAAATTACATGGACTACAAGATGTCCAGAAAAGATTGGGAAAAATCTTACACAGATGGACTTGACCTATTAGGATTTAAATA